CTAGGAAGCTGTTGCATATTAAGCTTGCCAGAAGAACTAAGCCTACCAGAAGTTGTGCTATGAAGATTAAACCCTGTGCGTAACCGGCTATCTCTGTCCAGTTGCGGTATAATTTTGTCCAGATAAGTATTTTTAATCTTGGATTTTTGTCTGATGGCAAGAATGAGGGCAGGGACTTCGGATTGGCTTGCCAGCTCTCCAAGAACTTCCGCATCTGTGCTGTTTGCACCTGTACCTGTCTTTTTTCCAGTAGGTTTAAGCCCAAGGAAATCAAACAATAAGCTGCGAAGTTGCAGAGTGCTATTAGGGTTAAAATGTTTTCCATTAATTGCCTCAAATTTGCTAATAGCAGGATTCTTATAGAGTTCTGCTATAGCTTCGTCAATCTGTTCTTGCATAAGCATTTGAGACTTTGCTAGACGATCTTTGTCAAAGGGTACGCCATTGTCTTGAACATCTGTCAAGAATCTACAACCTGGTATGAGTATGTTATCGTACACCTTACATAAGCGTTTGTTTTGTTTAATTTTAACAAACTTCTCGTAGAGTAAGAAAGTACAGGCCGCATCCATACCTGCATATAGTTTCATAATATCAAAAGGAATACAGCCCCAGTTAAAGTCTGCCTTGAGGATGCCATGCTCTTTTCTATACTTATCAATCCAATCGTACATAGGCTTCTCATAGTCTCCATAGATTGTATACTTCATAGATAACTGCTTAAGTCCGTGAGTGCCTGGGTTCTCATCAATAAGGTAGTGCAACAACATAGTGTCTTCGAAATTCGGGAACTTAAAGTTGAAGTGGTACTCAAAGAACGCTATATCAAACTTAGCATTATGGAATACTACTATCTTTTTATCGAACAACTCTTGCAGGAGGCGCTCAGACTCTTCGTCAAGGCACTCTGTATTAATGTAAGCGCCTCGGTCTGCTTCATAAGACAAACTCAGTCCTAGGATATGCCCGTTTCGAGGCCATAGAGCCGTTGTCTCGGAGTCAAGTGCAACGTAGGGAAGGGGCGCGTCGATAGCTGCTTGTAAGAAAGCATTAGCTTCTGCGGTATCTTCGATGCCCCAAGCATTGTGTTCTGTGATTACTGTGTCTTGTTTATTACCAGTTATGTACTCTACAATGCTAAGCTTAGAGTCGTCCCATGTTCGCTGGGCCTCTGGCTTAAATGCAAGCATTGCAGGGTTAATGACAGGTAAGAACTTTTCGGCTACTTTCTTACCTGAGTATTCTGTTACGGAGTTTTCCGAAGTAAAAAACTTAAGAGCATCGCTACCTACTAGAATAATCCAGTCATATGCGTCAATATCAATCTCGATATCGCAATCTCGTTTTAGTACTTTTTTAAGGTTCGGGTCAGAGCAGAGCTGATATTGATCAAACTCAAACTCATCATCAAACTCTTTCTTGAAATTTGTTCTACTTGGTTTAGTTTCTACTAATGCAACTTTAGGCATATATTTTACTCTTTAATGTTTGTACTGATTTTAGTGGTAATGCTCCTGGATCTGTATCCTTGAGACATATATTTCTTGAGGTTAAGCCTACTCGCTCTACCATTTCTTTTACTATTACTGCTGCTGCCTGTCCTGCGTCATCTCCATCAAAGAAAATATCGACAGACTCTACGCCTTGTATCGACAACATTCTTAACTTATCTTCATTTATATTCTTTGTGCCAAAGCAACATACTGCATTGGTCAACCCTTTATCATGCAGGTTAATCATATCAAATATACCTTCTACTAGTATAACAGAACCTTGTATCGGATCTACTATAGGGAATAAAGGCATCTTTGCACCCGCAGGCGATATCATATACTTAGGCGTGCCGCCCGTAGTATGACGACCATTAAATGCTACTATGCGACCTGATATATCTCGTACTGGAAATACTACTCGTCCTATATAATCAGGGTCATGATGTTGGAACGCTTCAAATCTTTTATACGTTTCTGGTTTAATACTACGCCAGTTGCCTGTATACGGCATAAGATTTCGAGGAAAAGACAAACCAATACTTTCAGACCTCTTTTCTCTAATAGTCTTTTTGAATAGTTCTCGTCTTACTTGTAGATGGTTTGCCTTTTCTCCGAAATGCGTAAAAATGTTTCCTTTATAACCACAGGTAAAACAACCAAATATCCCCGTAATGCGGTCAATACGCATACTTGGGTTTCTATCTGGGTGCTCAGGGTTAAGACATGTAACTAAACAGTCTGCGCCTTTGGGTATAAAATAAACATTTCTTGATGTTAATAGGTCTTCTACTGTCATCGGCCAATATCCTGTACGTTTTCTCTACTAATTACTTGGTAAGCACCTTTATTGTATGCAGGCGCGATTGTATACTTTGAATCTAGCTTATGTCTAGCATTGAGTGTTGTGTCTGATCCTGATACATCTGCGGACTTATACTCTTTAGTTTCTCTACGGTATACACTGGTCTCTACTAGAGGCTGGAACTTAGGTGTGTATCGCTTTGCTTTAGGTAAAGGCTTTCTCTTTCTACCTGAGCTAGTGTGTCGTAAACTACCGAATGTAAGTGCCAAATGCTTTTCTCCTTTTAAGTATCCGTATATTATACGCATGAAAAGTTAAAAAGTCAAGAAATATTTTAAAGATCGTGAATATCTTCGCCTGTCTTGTGCGTAGAATCTTCCTTTTCTTTAGGAGTGAGTGCAGACTCAGGGCCAATCTTAAGGGTGTCCCAGTCTACTGTGGATGTGAAGGACTTCATAGAAGCTGATCGCATCTTTACACAGTTCAAAGTGATACAGGCATCTTCATGATCCCACGTTTCTAGTGCATAGGCCGCATCTGCTGCATCAAGGATGCCTTTAGCAAAACGAGCTTCTCCACTTGCATCTGTTTGATAAGGTGTAAATACTGTACAATCATATTCTTGTGCCATAGACTTCAACGCTTTACTTACTTCGATTTGTTCTGTCCAGTCATACTGACCTCCCCGAGAAGGGAGACTCGACCGCTTTACTTGATTGATATAGTCCACTATGATAATACCTACATTCATTGGCTTAACTTTTTTGTCAAGCTCTGCACGAATTTTGGATAACGTAAGAGAAGGATCATAGACAACATCAAGCTGTTGAGTCGGGAGGAGCTCACCAACTTGTAGCTTACTATGAAACTTATCGAAATCACGGTGTTCTTTGTACTCGTTCAAGCGGTCTTGCCCAGCAACAAAACGATCTGCCCACCACGAAGCAACCTTCTCCCACTCTCCTACACTAAGATTCTTAGTACGCAGACGTGAAAAAGGGACTTCTGTGGCTATGGCACAGCATCGCTGAAGGATAGATCGGCTATCCATTTCTATAGTGAAATAGATAGCCGACTTACCAGTTTTGATAACACTATTGGCAATGTTAGCACAAATAACTGACTTACCTGCTCCTCGTTTACCACCAACCATTACTAGATCTCGGGGAGAGAACTGTATCTCGTGGTCGTATTCCTCATTGAGACCGAGGGGCACGTACTTAGCTAAATCTTCTTCTGGTTCAAACAAGGAAATACGTTGCATACTTTCTTGTGGATCTTCCAAATCTACTTTTTGCTCAATATCAAGTACGATCTGGTGAAGGTGTTGAACAGACTCTTGTGCATCCTCGAACGCGACAGAGTGCTCAACATAATCCTCAAGTGAATCCAGAATTTCTTTTTGAGTATATTCGTTCTTCAAGTACTGGAGAAGCATGTCAGGGTCGGCATCGACCTCAACTGCTTCTACTGCGAACAGTTTTTCACGAGTACTTGAGTCACGAATCTCAAACTTTAGATCTTCAATCGTTGGCATCTTATGAAAATCGGCAGAGTGTTTATCAATAACCTTATAAAGACTATGATATTCCTCTGGCAGATAATGCTTATGCGTAACACTCCAAGTCTGAAAGTCTCCGAGTGTTAGCACTTGCTTTATCAAAGCACTAGCGATATTCAATGAAATTCTCCCGATTCCAAATCTAAAAAAGTGAGCAGACCCCGAAGAGCCTGCTCTATAAACTAAAAAGGATTAAGCAGAAGCTTTTTCTTTCTTAGCTGCGCCATCATAGTCAGCGGCTGAAATGCCACGACGTGTTAGCATAGTCTTGACGCCACGAGCAGTTTTGCCAATTGCTTCAGCGATATCTTCAACACCCATAGTTGCAATGTCAGTCAACTCGGCCAATGGATCTTCCTTAGAAGCGCCTTTGGTAGTCTCTTGACGAGGAATTGCGTCAATGTCTCCAGAACGAAGTAGG